CGAAGAAGATATCGCCAACCACAGCGTTTAGCGTGGTGGCCGTGGTGTCGTTGTCAGCCGCGCCCGTGACGATTGACCGACTAATGGCCGTGGCGAAGCCGATGCCGTGCGGGATGTTGCACTCAGCTTTGCCGTTTGGCGGAATGCCAACCGTCATAGCAACGGCAGCGCCAGCCGTAGCAGACGCGACGTTGTGAAACTTTACGTACTGCCAAGTCGCCGTGGTGTTGCTAAAGCAGTAGCCGATGACTCGCCCCGCCGTGGCCTTGATCTGCGCAACGTTGGTCGTCGCCGCCGAGACGATGTGATGGATCGACGCCGCGCCGGTCGCGTTGGCGCGGACTTGCAGGCCAACGTCCATTGCGAGGTTCGTGCCAGCCGCCAGCGAGCCCGTGCCGATGTTCGCCGTCACTGTGCCCGAAACGGGCTGCGTGCCGCTGATCTGCGCGGCAGGAATCGGCTCGGTCGCATACGCGCCGGGCTGAATCTGAATCTGCGCCGTGCCGCTAACCCAAGCCGTCGCACGGACGCGGAACCAGTTCAGGCCGTTGACCGAAAGTTCCCAGCCGTAGGCGGGAGGCGCACCAAGGACGCCGGAAGTCGTTTCGATGGTGTTCGCGTTGGTGCGAACGGCCTAGATGCCGAACCATTGCCCGTCCGTGCCGTTGGTCGAGTTCAGCGAGCCCTCAAACGTGAAGTTCACGCCTGAGAACGTGCCAGCAACGTAAACCATCACGTTAGACACGCGGGCAACGTTGATCGGAACCGAACTCGTCGCGCTGGTGATGTTGCCCGTAACCAGCGGATAGCCACCCGGCTGAACTGCGACCTTCAAACGGCCCGCCTCGTCGCACTTGAGGGCGGTGTAATCGCCGTCACTGCCGGAGGTTGGGGCGTCGGTGTCGGCGCGGACAGCAAGAACGAAAACGCCCGTATCGCCGCTTACGCTTGCCGTGTCCTCCGCCCTTACAGTGCTGGCGAGCGTGGCTAGCGTGGCCTCTGTAGCCGCTCCAGTGGGCAGCGGCAGGGATGCGGAGGTAATCGGCAGCGGGTTAGCCGCGCTAACGTCGCCACCGTTTACGCCATCCGCGCCAATGACTAGCTTTGTGCGTGGGTATTGGACGCCGCCAATGTCATCCGATGCGAGAACCGCCCCGCCAGTTCCGGGGTTCGTGGTGATGTTGTCGGCCATCCGTTAGCCCTCCGTTTCCGTGACGATTGCGCCGCTAGGCTTCCCGTTGGGGCCGTAGGTCAGCTTGATGACCTTGGTTTCTTTCTTCGGCGCGTCCTTTTCCGCAAGCTGCATGGACAGGGCCGCTACGGCGTCCTGCATCGCGCCGATTGCCTGCATAGTCGCGGCGCTCTGCTGAGTAACGCTGGCCTGCACGGTGGTCACAACCTCTGCAATACCAGCCGCGCTAGCCGCCTCGGCGTCCATCTTCTGCCCGCCAACCAGCAATTCACGGCGCGCACGCTCGGCCTCGGCCTCGGCCTTGGCAACGTCCGCCGCCTTGGCCCGCAATTCAAGCTGGGCAGTCATCGGGTCAACTTGCTTGGATGCCGACTTCATGCGCTCCATTTGCAAGGCTTGGTCAGACTGCGCGGCCTGCTGTTGCAACTGCTGAGCCTGCTGCCCGTACTGCTGCGCCTGCATCTGCGCCTGCTGCATCCCCTGCTGAGCCTGCTGTAGCTGTTGCTGCATTTGCTGCATCTGCGCCATAGCGTCGGGCAGGGTTTCCAGCGATTCCTCTAGGGCGCGGCCATGCTTGAACGAACGCACAGCGAACAGAACCATGTTTTTCGCCAAGTCAGCGGGGAATGCGCCCTGCTGAACGGCGGGAATGATCGTCTGAAGGAAGGGCGAGACGTAGTTCAGGAACTCGATTCGCTGCTGTTTCTCGGCCTCATCGTCCAGCGCGACGGTCGAGTCAGTCTCGATGTCGATTGCCAGGTTACGGCCAATGTCCGTCTTGACGACAGACAGCACTTCCGGCCCGACTTGCATACCGGACGACAGGTAAAGGCTTCCCGGCGTGAAATGCTCCGCCATGATTTCCGCCATGATGCGGAAAACGTCACGGAAGGCGCGCGAAACCTCGCCAGTCTTGCGGGCAAGGCGGAGATTGGCCCAATTGGACTTGATCGACTGCGCGGTGGCCGTTTCGCTGGCCGCCGTTGAGCCCATCACGATGTCAGCAATGCCGGTCTGTTCGTCGAGGCGCTGCTTTTCGGCCACTAGCAACTGCTGCAAGGTCTGCAGCACTTGCACTTTCTGCGCGAGCGGCAGTTCAGCGATAACGCGATCAAAGACCGCAGCGCCGCCAGCCGTGCCGAGGCGTTCGGCAAGGTTGCGCACGGCCATGAACGTGCCATCGTCCGCCGTCGCGATGCCCGCAAGGTCGCCAAGCTGCGCGTCGTAGAAGCCCGCGGCCTTGACCTGAGTCGTGATGCTATGAATGCGGTTCGTGAGCCGGTTTAGATAGGCGTAGGACTCAGCGAAAAACGCATGGTCAGGCGTCGGGATCAGCTCATGCGACTTGACGTTCGCGAACATCGGGCGCGGACAGGGGTAGAAGCCCTGCAAGTTCAGCGCGTCGGGGCGAACCTCTAGCGGTTCCTCAAAGTCCCAGCCGATGACGTAGATAAGCCGCTTGGGGCGATACCAAATCTCGGTGACGCGGTAGCACGTGGCGTACTTCTTCACGCCGCCGCGCTTGTCATCGGCCTTTTTCTGGCCTGCGCCCGTGCCGCCCGGTTCCTGCCCGAACTGTTCGCGGATTTCGTCGCGGGTGAGGTAGTGGTCACGCGCCACCCAATCAACGTCACCCCAATCCTTGCCCGGCTCCCACAGGAAGCGCGACCACGGCACATGCTTCAGCTTGACCGTTTGGAGGGCGATTTCCGGCAAGCCCTCGGGGCCTTCCTGCACCTTGGCGTCATACTCAACCCAAGGCACGCCACAGCCTGCAATGAGAAAGTCCTAGACGGCTCGCTGCGCGTCCGGGGTGAAGTCGGTCGTGTCCAGCGTGTAGGCAATGGCCCGCTCAAGCATCTGCGCGGCCTCTTTGGCTGCGGCAGCCTCGGGGCCTTGGCCGTCAAAGCGGCGGCGGACATCCGGAACGGGGTCTTTGCTGTACAGACGCGCTTGAAGCGTGTTCACCGTGCTGTAGAACACGTTGAACAACTGCCGCTTGCCGTCTTTCCGGTCGTCAAAGTAATCAGACTCGGCCCGCTCGGCAGCCTCGCGCCACGGCTTCAGCGCGTCGGCGGCTTTCTGTAGCTTAGTCGTCCAATAGGTGACGATTCCGCCGTCATCGGGCTGATCTGATTCGTAGCTCACCACGTGGCCTTTTTCTTGTCCTTCAGGAACGCCGAAACCGGAATCGGCGCGCTAAATGCTTCATGCAACTGCGGCTTTTCAGGCGGGCGCGGGATCGCTGCCCAAGTCTTGTCAATGCCGCGTCCGAATAGCGAACAGGTGTCCACGGCGTCGTCGTGCTTAGCGCCAGGGAACCGGAGGCACTGGTCTATCACCCTGTCGGCCCATTCCGTGTCCGGCCAGTAGATGCGCCCGTTCGCCTGCAACGCCTGATACGTGCGGGCGTTGGCCGCCTTGTCGCTGCCACTGCTGAGCCATTCGAGGGATGTGTGCGTCCGTTCGTCGCGCATCATCCGGTCGAGTAGCGGCTCCATCGCCCGACGAATCGGCCCCGACTCGCCAAAGAAGTACACGGGACGCCACTGCTTAACCAGCCGCATCCACTCGGAGGCCCAGCGATCCGACGACGCCTGACCACTCCACCAATCCAGCGCATACACGTTGTCCAGCGTGTCCACGCCCCACACCGCGAGTTCCGTGAAATCCCCGCCACCCTCAGTCACGGCGAAGTCGCCGCTCATGTAAATGGTCAGGTTGTCCGGTGCGCTGCGATAGCGCCGGAACCATTCGCGTTTGAAGTACGTACCCTCTTCAGCCGTGGGTCGCTGCTGATACAGCGCCAGCCACGTTCTAGGGCCGACGATGGCGCGCTTACGCTCTAGCGCTGCCTCATCCTCCCAATCGGGCCACAAGGCCTCACCGACAGCGCGCCCAAGTGGGTCTAGCGCCTCGGCCAAGGCAGGGAGTCGGATGACTTCCCACGCCCCGCCGTCCCGCTTGTCGCCTTCCCGCTCAAGAATCCGGCCCGCGAGGTCATCTTCGTGCCAGCGGGTTTGCACAAGCACGATCCCCGCCCCCGGCTTCAATCGGGTAATCAAGTCGGCCTGATACCACTCCCAAGTCTTCTCGCGGACGCCCTCGGACTCGGCATCCTCACGCGAGCGCACGGGGTCATCGATGACGACAAGGTCAGCGCGACGGCCCGTGATAGAGCCGCCAACGCCTGCCGCGTAATACTCGCCACCCTAAGACGTAGCCCAGCGGCCCGCGCTTTGGTTGTCCTGCGCGATGCCATAGCCAAGGGTGGCCCCATGCTCGGCAATCAAGTTGCGGACACGACGGCCCCAGCGCTCGGCAAGCTCTGCCGTGTGCGAGGCCGCGATAACGCTTTTGGTCGGGTCTTGCGCCAAGTACCAAGGCGGGAAGACCGCAGACGAATACGTGGACTTTGCCGAACCCGGAGGCATGAAGATTGCCAGCCGGTCAATCTCGCCCCGCGTGACCGCCTCTAGCCGGTTAATCAGCAGTTTGTGGTGCTTTGCAGGCGTGAACCCGCATTGCAGGCTCCAAGCGGTCAGGTCACGCCGAACCGTCCGTCGCCTTAGAAGTTCGCGGGCCGCTTCCTGCGGCGATAGCTGCGAGTGCGTCATCGTCCAATGCCCCTGCCGGAGTGCTGAGAGACACAGCTTGCTCCGTCTTGTCTCGCCACTTCCCGCCGCTGCGGTTCTTCAGGTAGAAGACCTGAGCCCCCAAGTTGCCCTGAACCGCGCTGGCATACAGGGCGTTTTCCACCTTGCCCAATGCGGCCTGTTGGCCCCTTTTTAGGGCCTCATCAATCTCGGGATTCTCTTTGCGCCTAGCGTTGAACGTGTTCCAACACACGCCCAGCCCCTAGGCAATCTGATACTCGGCAAATCCGTCTGCCGCCAGTTCTTCGACCTTCACGGGGTCGAGTTCAATCGGCTTCCTGCCAGCCATCGCTAGTCATCCCCAGCAAAGCGGCTCCCCACCAATACCGGCTGGGGAGCCGCCTTGCTCATCGGTTACGGCAGCTTGCGACCGTGGATCACAACGTCCACCGTGCTACCAGCCACGCCCGAAGCGGTGCCGATACGGACGAACAGGCTTTCCACGCGGACGGCGGGGGTGACAGCCGTAGCGGCCACGGTACGGGCCGAAACGACAGTCGGGCCGGTGACGCCAGTCAGCGCGGCATCAGCCACGATGACAGCGCCGCCACCACCGGCAGCACCGAACACGCCAAGGGTGGCAGAGGCCGACGAACCGCCCTGCGCGTTGTAGACGTGGACGGAGTCAACAATGAAGCCGGGGGCGGCGGGCGAGACCGGGATTTCGATGACGGCGGCGTCAGTCGTGGCGGTGTCGGTACGGACACCCTTGGCAAAGCCAAGGATGGGAAGGGCGTCAATCGAGGACATATGCTCTCTTTCTCAGGTTCGCGGCATATGCCGCAGGGTTGCCCCCTTTCGGGGGAATGGCGGCCCCACTCCGACTTGCACGGAGACTGGCGATGTTAGAGATCGCTGCCCTACTGTTAGGCGATGGGGCGTTAGTTGGGCTTGACGCTACGAACGGCGGCAGGCTTGGCCGTGGACTCCACAGGCTCCCAGCGGCGGGCGGGCGTGAGCCACCACAAACCGGCTTCCGTGGCCTGATAGGCCAAGACCTCGCCACCAAGGGCGGCAGTCAGGGAGTCAAGGTCAGGAATGCAAAACGTGCCGCTTGGGGTGCCGAGATAAACCGGCTCGGGCTGGACGAACTCAAGCTCGATTCCCTCGTCTTCCGTTTCGTCCGTCATGGCTTCCCGTCCGTGTTAGTTGGGGTGGGCCATTGCCACGCGGGATTTCGGCCCCGCACACCCCATACCCTCATCCTCGGGGGGTTTTCGGCCCCATCCACGAATCCGCCAAGCGAACCCGATGGACGTTTGAGAACAGCATGGCCCGGTAGGTTTCCAAGCCAATCGTCATGCCCCCGGCTACCGCGTCACGGATGCGGATATACGTCATGTGCGACACGCCGAACTGCTCGCCCCGCTGGACGACGCCTAGCGGCTGCTTGCCGTGGACAACCATAAACAGCGCGTCCTTAGCAGCCTGCCGGAGCCAGCCATTGCGCCTCGCCCGCTGCGCTACCTCACTGTGCCCGGTCTTGCGCTTGGCACGCGCCACAGCCCGCGCCATTGCGATTGCGTAGGATTCTAGCTTCCGGTCAAAGATGCGATCCCCCGCGACAATCGTCCGGTACAGGGGCCAGCCGGGGAAGCGGTGATCGAATTGGTCGTCCGTCCACTGGATCGCCGTTAGCGCGGTGTCCCCTAGCTGCCCGGTGAAAAGGGCGTCGATGCCGGGGCCGCGAATGTCCCAGCAGCCGGTAAAGTCGAGGGCTTCCGTGCCCTCCGGCGCTTCCTTGCGCTCTGCACTCATTCCAGTGAGTCCCTAACTGATTCAGCCGCCAGCATCGACAGCACCAAGCCAACGCCGCCAGCCGGAAACAGGCCAGCCGATGGAAGCAGGGCTAGCGCCACGATCCAGCAGGCGACGAACACGACAACCCCGGCCACGACGGCCAATGCAGACTCTTTCATGCGTACCACCGCGAAAATTCAATGTCCCGCGTCGTAAGGACAATCCCGGCAACCCCGGCAAGCGGATGGTCGCTAGAGGCAACCGCTGTTATGAAATCGCGGTACAAGTCATCCTCCATCGAATGCGCGGCCTCATCGTCGTCCCTTGAAGCCCTAATGCGCTCGACGCGCTGCAATGCTTCTAATGCGTTCATGCGGACTCCCTCGCCAGCGTGAAACGCGATTCCGCGTCTTTGTAGTTGGCGCGCAGCCATTCCCCGATGCCCTGCCCCGTCGCCCATCGGCAGAGGTAGTCAATCGTCAGCGGCATCACGCAGTAATCCCCGTTGCGCACCTCGTTAAGCACGACGATGCCGCGCCAGTGGGATTGCCCCTGCGCGCCTCGGTAATCCTCGTCGTGCGCGTAGAAGCTGCCAGCGACCAAGCCGTGCCAGTTCGCGCCGGATGCCTGAATCCGCGTCCCGTAGCGCAAACCCTGCTCATGGCCCTGAACGAAGCTCGCGCCGATCTTGTTTAGGCGGTTGTCGATGCTGCCGCCGATAGCGTGGCTAGAGTGCGGGGACTGGAAGAAATGGGAGTAGACGATGCCGTCGATCCAGGCGCGCTCAAGGAAGCCGTGGCGCTTGAATCCTGGCGTCAGCAAGTGATGATCCCCGATCATCCCCGCGAACTTCGGATTCTGGTTCAGCGCACGGTGAATCCGTTGCTCATGGTTGCCGAACAGGAAATGACACTCCGGCTCCCAATACCGTTTCTTGTTGCGCTTGATCCGCGCCACTTCCTTCTGGATCGGATCGGACAACAGGCGAAAGGCGGCATTGCCTACCTCTACGTCCGTTTCGTACCGCTGGCCCTCGGCTTTCAGCGTGCCCGGCAAGTCATACGCCGACAGGCTCGGCATATCCCAATGGTCGCCAATGTGGACGATGGCATCGGGCTTATGCTCCACGATCCATTGCGCGGCCCACGACAGGTGTTCCGTGGGGACGCCTGCGCGGACTTGCGTATCGGCAATGATGACGTGACGCCTCACTCGGAACCCCTTTCATCGACAAAGGGGATTTCCTTGATTGCCGTCTCAATGCGAGTGAAGCCGTCTTCAATCGCTCGCATGATGAACCAGCCGATAGTCAGCACGGCAAGGGCGGTCACAGCTTGTCCCCCGGCTTAGCCGTGCCAGCGCGAAGCGGCGGTTCTTCGTCATCGAACGGAATGCCCAATCCGGGCGCAGTCATGCCCACTACGGGCACCTCCACCGTGCGCGGCTCATCGTCAAACCGGATCACGCCGCGATACCCAAGGGCGCGAGCCGCGAGGGTCAGCGCCCCTTGAAGCGTCGGCTCTGCGATGCGGCGCGGGCCGTCCGTGTCGTAGCTGCCTACGTCGGTCAAGTGGACGATGTAACCCTCGTCCAGCGGTTCAATCCCGACGTATTCAGCGGTCATTTCTGCCCCCGATCCTTGGAGGCGCGATCCCGAAGAATCGAGCGAAATGCCGCGCCGCCAGCTTGATTCGCCCAAGCCTTCAAAATCTTTACCGGCGTGCGTGCCTTGGCAAGATTGAAGCCGGACAGGAAGCGGCCAATGTCTTCCGTGCAATCAATGTTGTACTTTCGTGCGCTCATCGCCCATGCTCCCCTTTGCATGGGCGCATAGCTTCCTAGCCCGCTGTCGCAACCTCACTAGGTTTCGTGCG